TAACAGCATGAATAAAACACTTTTAGAAATACTCAAAGAAACAGTCACGGAAGATGAATCCAAACTGGTGCCTGAAGCAAAGCTTGTTGATGATTTACACTGCGACAGTCTATCAGCTGTGGAAATCACCATGGAATTAGAAAACAGACTGGACATCACCATAGATGACGAAGAAGTTGAACAAATTGTTACCATTGGGGACATAATAAATATAGTTGAGAGCAAACTATGAACTTTGACGAACTCAAACATCAAATACAAAATCCACAAGCAGGCGATGTGTTGACATTTGAATTTGGCGATGCATTAGCCATTGATACACCCATAATTGAAATGCATGGCAACAACATTCTTGTTTACACAGATGAAATTGCAGGCAAGTTGATCAACACCCTAGAAGCAGAATACAGAGGCAGAAAAGTCAAACTAGGTAAGCCAATGCGTGGCGATGTAAAAAAGTTCAAAGTGTATGTAAAGGACCCCAAGACAGGCAATGTAAAAAAAGTCAATTTTGGCGATCCCAACATGAGAATCAAGAAGTCAAATCCAGCACGCAGAAGATCCTTCCGTGCAAGACACAACTGTGACAACCCAGGACCAAGAACTAAAGCAAGATATTGGTCTTGCCGCAAGTGGTAGTGTGTCATATCTAAATCACAATATCCCACCCTTTACATGTTTTATTAGAAATGAATACATGTTTGACCATGAGTCAGGACATGGCGAATTCACCATAGCAGATGTGCATTCTGTGGCATCAATGGAACATCGTGTGCCACTGTTCGAAGCACTGTTGGAAAATGGAGTCAACTGGACACGCAGACCCATCATGGCGTTCTGTTGGAAAAAAGATGCTCCTACACACCCAATTGAAATGCATCAATATTGGAATTGCTTTTCACCTTATGTGGATGTGAATGTACGCAACAGATTGGCCAAGCGACGAGCAGAACTCATTGACTATCGTGGCAACAAGCATTGGGGTGAATACATGTTCACCATTGACTGGGCATGGGAGAACAAAGCAGGTGTTACAGATGTAAACTTTTCAGAAGATCCAGAACACAAGTGTGGACACACATTCAAAATGGATGATGGCAACTATTTCATATACCCTAACAACAGAATTGTGTGGTCAGATGATGCATACATTCACAACAGACTGCAACGCAATCCTGGCTACAAGATCGATCACACTGTGTACACAGTTGAAAACAAACGCACAGGTGAAACCAACAATGAATACATGACAAAATTTGGCAAGAATGTTGGTGAATCCTATGACGATACCAATTATCACAGATAGTGAAATAAACCCCAAATAATTACAACAAATGAACATTGATAAAATCTTGCAAGATGACAAGTGGATATTTGTTGTCTACGTTCCTGGGTCTTTTGGAAGTTTTATATCAAGAGTAATTGAAACCAGCCATGATGTTTTTAGTAAGTCGCCAGATATTTTTAACAAACGTGGTGCCAGTCATCTCAATCTATCATTGTACATCGAAAAATTTCATAATCTTAACAACATAAGACAATGGGCGAATCTCAATGAAAAAGAAAGAATACATTACATTCTAGATAATATTACTCCTTTGTATTATCAGACAAAATTACACAAGGTTCATAGATTAACATCACCAAAATTACACAGTCTGTTTCTAAAAACTTTTCCTAATGCAAAATTTATAAAAGTAATATACAACCCAAAGCACGAACATGTTGTGATTGATAACATGTGTAGAAAAACATATCCAACTACGTTGAAAGAAGTCATCCAAGAAAGCAACCCAGCACTTTACAAAGTGCTTATAAACTCAAGCACTGCAAATCAAAGGAAATGGTACTATAAAGAGTGTATAAAACAAATAGATTCTGCTGGAGCAAATTCGGAACCATCAGAGAGAACATTTTTATTTGATCTTGAACATCTATTCAGCAAAAAACACAAGGATGCATTCAATCAAACATTTAATTTTCTCAAGATAACTCCTGGCGCATATGATGAAATATACAAAAAATTTATGACTATACACAGTCACATAAAAATGTAAATAAACTTACTATGACTCTTAAAGAATTAGGCATTTCAACTACAAAACAAATTGTTTCACCACAGTCTCCTGGCTCACGTGGCCTTAAACTTCACAAAGATAGACCTGCTAAAAGGTATTATGATTCTTTCGCAGCCAAGGTTAAACAAAATACAAAAAATATCTAATAATTATTTTGCATGAAGATTGCATTGTTTGGTTGTTCATCTGTTGATGGTACTCCTTTTGGAGTTGATCATCCTGAAATATGGCCTAATCTTTTAGCAAAAGATTTAAATGCTGATTTGGACAACTGTTTTGTTGGTAGTGGAAGTAATGCGGCGATTTTCAGAAAGTTTTGTGATTACTTTCAATCCAATAGAGCGGATCTTTGTATAGTATTTTGGAGTTTCTTCATGCGTTCAGAAGTACACATAAATGAAACAGTGTATCAAATCACACCTGGTACAACAAGTTTTCCTGGAAAGTTTGTTGATAAATTTTATCAAAATGCAAATGTAGATGTTTATAAACAAGAACTGCAAAATAAAATTTGGTGTGTAGATCAAATCTGTGATAAAAATAATATCTCCGTCATGCAAGGTTCTGCTTTTGAAATTGATTTTCCATTAAAATTTTCAAAAAATTGGTTTGAACATGATTTACATTCATTAATTCGAAACCATACAAGTTGCGGACATGCACAACTTGAAGATCATGTTAAAATAAAAGATCAAATCAAAAATTTTATTATAGACAGCAAATTGATTTAATTGTATAATCATACAAAAGGAGACCTCATGAAAACACTAAACACAGAAGAACAAGCAAAAGTCAAGCATGTCATTGAGAGTGGCATCAAAGTCAAGCAAGAAGTAAAAGATTTGTCAGACGGACTGAGAGACACAGTCAAAGCAGTAGCAGAAGAACTTGAAATCAAACCAGCACTGTTGACCAAAGCAATTGGAGTAGCATTCAAAGAATCACTAGCAGCTGAAAAACATGACATTGAAGAATTAGAAGAATTACTTGCTATTGCTAAAAAAGCCTAATGAATGTATTGATTTGTGGTGACAGTTTTGCCGCTGACCCAAAAGGATGGACCAGTAAACTTGATGCAAAAGTTACCAACAAATCACAAAGAGGAATAGGCGAATATAAAATCTATCAACAAAGCACAAAACATGAACAGTATGATCGAATAATTGTGTGTCATACTTCGCCATGGCGAATCCACACACTGTTGCATCCAGTTCACAAACACAGTGAACAAAGACCAAACAATGATTTCATGTTGGCTGATTTACACTATCATAAGAGTACATCAAAAGAAATTGATCAAATATATTCGCACATTACAAAATATACAGATTGGGATTATCAAAAATTTGTTTACAACATGATTGTTGATAAACTGCTATCAATACCAAACAGTATACACATTACATTTCATGAACCTGCAGATACTGAAAAAATACCACACAACTACTATGATGTTTGGCAAAAATATCCAGGTGACATCAATCACTTAAATATTTTTGGCAATGAAGTTGTTGCAAAACGCATACAAAAACTGTTACAATAAAATATGAGTTATGTAGACGCACTGTTTGATCGAGACACAGATAAAATATCTGTAGTGGAACGAGTCAAAGGCGAAAGGCGATATGTTGAATATCCTGCTCGTTATGTGGCCTACTATGATGATCCCAAAGGTAAATTCAAGTCAGTGTATGGTACTCCAGTATCAAGAATAGCAACCAAATCAGGCAAAGAATTTAAACGTGAAGTTCACATGCAGTCAGGCAAGCGACTGTATGAGTCAGACATCAATCCAATATTCCGTTGTTTGGAAGAAAACTATCTGAACAAAGACGCTCCAGAACTACAGGTTGCATTTTTTGACATCGAGGTCGACTTTGATCCCAACAAAGGCTATGCCAAACCAGCAGATGCATGGGCACCAATTATTTCAATCACAGTGTATCTACAATGGCTAGATCAATTGATATCATTAGCAATACCTCCCAAAGACTTTCCTAACCCAGAAATCATTGAACAAGAATTTGAAAACACCATGCTGTGTGAATCAGAAGCAGACATGCTAGACAAGTTCATTGCACTGATTGAAGATGCTGATGTGTTGAGTGGTTGGAACTCAGAAGGTTTTGATATTCCCTACACAGTGAACAGAATACAAAAAGTGATGAGCAAGGATGACACAAGACGTCTGTGCTTATGGAACACATATCCACGCAAGAGACTGTTTGAAAGATTTGGCAATGAAGAAGTCACATATGACATCATTGGCAGAGTGCATTTAGACTACATGCAACTGTACAGAAAATACACCTATGAAGAACGTCATTCATATGCGTTGGACTTTATTTCCAAGATGGAGTTGGGTGAACAAAAGACTCCGTATGAAGGCACACTGGATCAATTGTATAATCAAGACTTTGTCAAGTTCATTGAATACAACAGACAAGACGTGGCACTGTTGGGCAGACTGGATGAAAAACTAAAATTTATTGCACTATCCAACGAACTAGCACATCAAAACACTGTGTTAATACAAACAACAATGGGTGCTGTAGCAGTTACAGAACAAGGCATCATCAATGAAGCACACAGACGTGGTATGGTTGTGCCTGACAGAGTAAGGCGTGAGCCAGGATCAGATCCTGCGGCAGGTGCCTATGTGGCTTATCCTAAAAAAGGATTACAGGATTGGATTGGATCCATTGACATCAATTCACTGTATCCATCTGTGATTAGAGCACTCAACATGGCTCCAGAAACCATTGTGGGTCAACTGAGACAAACACTCACAGAAGAAGAAATTGAACGCAGAATGACCATGGAAAAGAAATCCTTTGCAGGTGCATGGGAAGGCGAGTTTGGATCATTTGAATATCAAGCAGTGATGCGAAAAGACAGAGCACAGAGTATAACCATTGATTGGGAGTCAGGCGAGTCCAACATACTGAGTGCGGCAGAAGTGTATGAACTGATATTCAATTCAGATCAACCATGGTTTCTGTCTGCTAATGGCACCATATTCACACATGAGTTTGCAGGCGTTATTCCAGGCTTGTTAGAACGCTGGTATGCTGAAAGACAAGAACTTCAATCCAAAAAGAAAAAGGCCATTGATGCCAACAATGCAGTAGAAACTGCATTCTGGGACAAACGACAGTTGGTCAAAAAGATTAATTTGAACAGTTTGTATGGTGCTATCCTCAATCCTGGTTGTAGATTTTTTGACACACGCATAGGACAATCAACCACACTTACAGGCAGATGCATCACCAAACACATGGCTGCCAAGACCAATGAAATCATCTGTGGCGAATATGACTACAGAGGCAAGTCAGTAATATATGGAGACACTGACTCTGTGTATTTTTCCGCATATCAACCACTCAAGTCTGAAATTGATGCAGGCAACATTCCATGGAGCAAAGAAAATGTCACACAACTGTATGACTCTGTGGCAGAAGAAGTCAACAAGTCATTCCCCAAGTATATGCAGGAAGCATTCAACTGTCCATCCACATATGGCAAATTGATTGCGGCAGGTAGAGAAGCAGTGGGCACCAAAGGATTGTTCATCACCAAGAAAAGATATGCTATGAAGATCTATGATCTTGAAGGCGAACCTGTGGACAAGATCAAAGCCATGGGACTTGATCTGAAACGTTCAGACACGCCAGCATACATACAAGACTTCCTATCAGATGTGTTGGACAAAGTGCTGATGGGTGCCGGCGAAGAAGAAGTGATGGACTTCATTGCTGACTTCCGTTTGGAGTTTAAAAAAATGCCTGGTTGGGAAAAAGGTTCGCCACGTCGTGTGAACAAACTCACAGAGTATCATTCACGTGAAAAACGCAAAGGCAAGATCAACATGCCAGGACATGTGAGAGCGGCCATCAATTGGAACACACTCAAAAAGGTTTACAATGACAAGTATTCCATGGACATCATTGACGGGCAGAAATGTATTGTGTGCAAACTGCGGGACAACCCAATGGGTTACACATCCATTGCATACCCAACAGATGAACTAAGAATACCTGATTGGTTCAAAGAACTGCCATTTGCAGATGATGAAATGGAATCCACACTGATCAATAAAAAGTTAGACAATCTCATCGGAGTATTAGATTGGGATCTTGGTGCCTCAGAAGCAGACAACACATTTGATAAATTATTTGGATAATGGTATCAAGACATCAACTTCGTCAAGCAATTCAAACCATTGAATCTGCCACACAAGAAAACTTCAGCGAAATAACTCAAGAGTTGTCTTCAGCTGTTGCAAAACTCAAACATGAATTAGAAGCCACTGACAAACAATGGCAACTGCTGAACAATGACATCGGCAAGTCACAGACACTCAATGGTTTTGATGAAAAGTTTTTATCACAACTCAATCCTGTGCATTCATTTACTGTGCAAAATTTTATCCGTGATTGGACTGAAAAACAAAGTGATTGGAGATATCCTATGTGTGTGATTGCTCCTTCAAATGCAAACTATTTAGAGCAATATCTCAAAAGCACATTGGTGTATGTGCTGTCAAACAAATTGTCTGTGACAGACATTGTGCAACATGCATCACAGTCACTTAACAAAACTCCATCCTTTGCTCCACGCATGTTCAGAACAAAACCATTAGATCATGTAGGCAATATTGCAAACGAGCATGTGCCTTACAATCAAATCGGAACCATCACCAGCATTGATTATTTTTGTTACCTTAGCATTGAACAAATCAAACAATTTTTTACAAGTTTTGAAAAAATTTTGCGTCCAGGAGGCGAATGTATGATTCATATTACAGACGCTGATTGTGAACAAGAATGGAAATCTGTTGTGGGCAAAAAAATCACATACTGCACAATAAAAATAGTTGATGATTTGTGCCAATTAACAGGTTTGGAATTGAAGGAATATTATCATGTTGATTCCATGTATACATTCTTCAACATCAAAAAACCAGGCGAACTCAGCACACAGAAAAAAATGCCAACAAAAATAGAACAAGTGCGTTGACTTTAGCTCTAAATAATCTTATAATAACAGTTAGGAGATACACAGTATGAAAGACACACTACAAGACGTTGTCAAACACACACATTCACTTGGGTTCATTGACTTGGTGAAGATTGTGGGCGATGACAAATCCACACAAATTGATGCCATGGCAGAAGACAGATCTGTTGTGGTGAAATCACAACTCAAATCACCTGTGGCAGAATTTGCAGGCACATTTGGTATGCCTAACTTGGGCAAACTTGATATTCTACTCAAACTGCCTGTCTACAAAGACAATGCAGAAATCACAGTCAACACACAAGAACGCAATGGCGAAACTGTGCCAGTTGGCTTACACTTTGAAAATGATTCCAAAGATTTTAAAAATGACTATCGTTTCATGAACGCAGAAATTGTCAACGAAAAATT